TAAGCTTGTTATCTTCGTAGTAATTTCTTGATAGCGTTCCGCTGTCTGCTATTACAACTTCTACAGAGCGCAGCGGCTCGTAGGTATCCGGGTGCACAAAACACCCGTCCTGTACTTGAAGTCTGTTCACTTCTTGCGTGGTTTAAGTACAGAGATAGTGTACTTACGGTTTGTCTGTAGACCCGGAGGTGCTACATCAGGATTAGCTTCTAGGAACTCTTTCATGTTAGAGGTATGCACGCGCTTCTCCAGTAAATGAAACGCGCTGTTCTCTTTTATGAATTCGTGCATCTTGTCCCAGTCGCTAGGCCAGTAACTAGTACGCACTCTACGCGAGATGGTACCGGCTGGTGTTCTCAAGCTATCAATGTTTTGTTCTTCACACAGAGTTAGCATCTCTTGAGTTACTTTTTCTTGTTGTGCTTTTATTTTCTTTATTTCTTCTTCTTTCTCTTGTATAGCTTCACGCATCTTGATGTAGATGGTGGCTAGTTTGTCAGGTGTGTCTTTCATCGCTCCTCCTTTTTGGTGGGGAGGAGTAGTGTACTCTTACGCTTTACAGTGTCAAGTATTTATTTCTTGTTTATATAAGTCGATTATCTTGTGGTGGTGATCCACTTTAGACCGCAACATGTTGTATAGGCGTGTCTCTACTTCACTGCCGCGTATGTGGATTATCGTCATCGGGTTGTGTTGTCCCGGTCTGTCGATACGTGCGTTGGCTTGTAAGTATGTCTCTACGCTAGTAACAGGAGCGTACCAAATAATTGTGTTAGCCGCAGTTAAGGTCAATCCATGTGACGCTGCCTGTGGCTGGATGATAAGCACCTGTATTTTGTTTGTTTCTTGGAAGTCTTTAATTATTCTACTGCGTTTATTTACAGAGACTTTACCTGAAATAATTTCACAAGCTACGCTGTTCTTGGTAAGGAATTCTTTTAATAGTTCTATGGTGTGAGTAAACGGTACAAATACCAGCACTTTGTTAGAAGACTCATCAATAGCTTCTTTAATTACTTTCAACCGACTGCTTACGTCAAACTCTATAACTTCTTTATCGTCGGAGTACACAGCCCCACCAGAGATTTGCAGCAGCTTGTTTAAGTTAGTGGCTGCGTTAACGGAAGTAACTTGCTCCCCGTCCGCTTCCATAATCATGCGGTCTTTCAACAGTTTGTAGTAGGACGCTTGTTGTTTCGTTAGTGGTGCGTCTCTGTCTACGTAAGTAACAGCAGGGAGGTCAAGACACTGATCTTTCTCAAACCTAATCGCAGGTTGTAATACTTCATGCACCGTCTTGTCCGCATCGGGCTTGGGTCGCCACGTATACTGTGAGACTTTGTGCATCACTTTGTCTCTAAACTGCCCAAAGTATTTAGGTGCGCCCTTCGGGTTGATTAGCTTGGCTAAACCAAACGCATCAACCGGGGATTGTGCTGCGGGGGTACCAGTAAGCATCCAAAGCCACGGCACGTTTGCAGTTATGTCGCGTAAAGTTTTCCAGCGGTTTGTTTGTGCGTTCTTGTAGGCGTTGGCTTCGTCAACAACTATCATGTCAAAGCCCCCTTTCATAATCTCGTCTTTGACCACAGCCACGCCATCAAAGTTTATGATGACAAACTCAGAGCCAGCGTTAAGTATTTTCTTGCGCTGCGCCGAAGTTCCATGCGCTACAGAGCAAGTGCGGTGCATGGCAAACTTAAACAAGTCTTCCTGCCATGCTGATTTCATAATAGACAGAGGGCAGATAACCAGCACGCGGTTTATTTTCTTTTGCTGCATCAGGTAGTCAACCGCCCATATCACAGATGCAGTCTTCCCGGTGCCTTGCTCGTTAAAACAAAAGCCTTTCTTGTGCAGTGTTAGGAAAGACGCTGTTTCTTTCTGGTGATCGAACGGTTCATATCTGCCGGTGTACTCATAGTCCCGTGCCATAGGAGAAGGTACTTCTTTTACCTTCAACCCGGCCAACACTTGAGACTCGTGTAGCCCCCACGGTATAGCTATCTTGTACACGCCCTTCTCTTCCGTGAGCACCTTGTAATTTTTTACTCTTTCCGTAATAAGGTGGGGGCGCTTTGTTTTGAGCACGATGGCTCTATCGTTAACTACTTTCATTTAGGTGCCGCTCTCTTTCCGTATATGTCAGGCTGTTCTTTATCGAGGTGGGGGGTTATCTCGCGGGCTAAGCCTTCCATATCCATTGAGTTTTTTACCATAGGATCGTTGTCTTCCATTTCTGTTGAAGGAACGTCAAAGTTACGCATATCAGTAATGTTATTAAACTTGGGGGCTTTTACGTTGCATTGGTAACCGTTCCAAATAAATTTGCGTTCCCCTCGTATATGCTCTCTTACTACAACCTTGCCTTTCGGAGTAAAGCGCGTGTGCTCTTCTACGAAATGTACTATTTTTCTTCTGTTTCCATTAAACGTAGTAACGTATTCCCTGTCTTTGAAGTAGTGTTTTGTATCCTTTGTATCTATACAAAAATTCATACGTAAATCATTTTTTGTTGTTTGCACTGTCCACATCTTGTCACGATTATTCCAAAAATTAAAACACGCGCAAAAAATACCTACATGCGCAGCTTCTTTACCAATTTCTTTAACTGTAAACTCATCATTAAGTATATCAGGGTGCTGCCAAGTTTTTCGGGTGAAGCATGTTTTATTACCGCCAACGTTACCCGGTTTCTTTTTGTGGGGTATTGTCACCATGTCATCTGCCACCCAACGCAAAGTTCTCACTTCGCCTTCTGAATTTACTGCTACATAAAAATACAACCAGTAATTCTTCTGTACTTTATCTTTAGTTGCTTTAACACTAAGAGGCACGCTCAATCCTATTTTATAAACAATGTCTTTTGTAGGCTCCACATGAAGAGGAGAACTTTCGTATTTCACAGCGTAGAAAAAATTAGGAAATGCTTTGTCGTCGTCGTCAATGGGAAAAAACATATTTGTAGCAACAAACATGATCCCCGGAAATTTTTCTGGTACTTCTACGTGGTTCTTAAAGAGGTCTTCTGGAAGCATTGGATCAGGAGCTACAAAAACGCCAAGTTTTTTAAGAGCGTTAGTGTTTGTTTTGTTATCCCACGACCCCTTACCTGTAGCACGGGACATTTCTTTAAAGTTTTTGTCTAAGTTGCTAAGAGTTTGTTTTATTGTTTTACCTCGGCCCTTTGTATATTTTTTACGCCGTCTTGTGGGACGGGTTACTTTTAGTTCAGGCTTGTTGAAGTAATTAAAAACTTTTTGTAAATAATAATTTACTTTGTCTTTTATCGCTTTCGTCATAGCTTGCATAAATTACACCCTACTTTTTCTTACGTTCTCGCTTACTCGTTTCTGATACTAAATTTCCTTTAGAGTCCCGTTTAAAGGATCGGTTCCGTGATTTACTCTCTACTCTAGTACCGTCAGAGTTCTTTCCGCCTTTGTCCATAGCTTTCTTGTGGGCTACATCCTTGCCATCACCTTTCTTAACCTTGCCCTCTTTCTCAGCCTTGCGTCGAGCAGCGTTGCGTTTAGCACGTTTCTTCTTTTGCTCTTCAGTACCTTGGTAGTTCTCATATTCTTTCTTGTAGTTGCGTTTCTTGGTTGGCATTGTTGCCTCCTTCAGCAGTATTCCAGATGCTCGTACACTGACATATTGTTAGTCACTACAGGACGCCAATCTGTGTTAAATTTGTTACCTTTACCCATGTTGCAATCTTCACAAAGCACTTGCAGGTTAGAGAAGCACAGGGCTAGATTCGGTTTGTGTGATTTAGGTATTATGTGATCTACATGTACCACCACTCCATGTTGTTGTGGGGTACGGTTGCATATAGCGCATTGTGCTTTATACGCCTCTAATACTTGCATTCTTACTTCGCGCCATTCCTTTTTTATTTCTGGGCTATCCCATCTTTCATAAATATCTTCACGTTCGATCCTACGATAGTGAAGTTTAAGCATGTCATCTAATGCTACTTTAGGATGTACACCTTTACTTGCACGCCATCTTATCTGCTCAAAAATGTCCCACTGCCAAAACTCTATATACTTACCACACTTTTTTAATTTGGCAGTGAATCCTTTTGTAGGTTCTTCGTGAAGCAGTGCACGATACAAATTTTTTAATAGGTATAAATTTATGTCTGAATATTGCGGAGACCCAAAATTTTTTAACGTGTCTAACAAAGGTTTATTGAGGTATGTCCTCATACTGTTATAGGCATGCCAATTATTATGGTCTTTATCATCCGTCCACCACAGTACATTACAGCGCGGGGCATCTCTTCTAATATCTTCAGCAAAAAGATTTACTTGCTGTGGTGCACAGACTATACGCATAACTACCTCCTATTATGCTCGCAGCTAGTAACCGGACAGAATCG